TTCAGAGTCCACATAGGATTCAGATTGTTACACCATATTTTTACACTAAACATATTATGCACCTATCTTGACACGATTCGGCAGATTTTTCTCAGCCAACAAAGTGTAGAATGTTGACGTAGACCAGTTATCTTTTTTGCTCCAATCTTTTTTAATGCTGCTAGACTGTGGCTTCTTATATACTCGCTTCAATGTTAGATTGTACATTTTGTTGACCCTTGTAGGTTTAAGCTTTAAGTGTGAACCAGTATATCAGGTTTTTTTCACTTGTCAAGCTTTTTTTAAAATTAATTTGATTCCGTTTTTGTTTCGCCTTTTAAGTTTTAACTGTCAATCAGAATAACAGAATTTCAGAGATTGTCAACAACTAAATTGTAACAGAATGTGACAAGTCTTGTTTCATTTATACGTCATGCACACGCGCGAATAACACAGATAAACATCAATGTCAAGAAAAATAATTTAATTAAATAGCTTGACAAGCTTGCAAAGATACTATAAGCTTGCTTTATGTTTTTTATTTGAGGGTGAATATTATTGAAGTGATTGAATTATAAAGACTTCTGAAGTTTTCAAAGTTTACTCTATAGACTTAAAAGTCTCTGGAAATCTCTGGAAACTAGGAAAAACTCTGTGACGGGTAGCAGAAACTCCAAAGACTTTGGAAGTTTTCGAAGTTTTTAAAGTTTGCTATTGACAATTGCCAAAGGGTATAGTATAATGAAGCGACTCTGGAGTTTGCCAAAGGCAGGGTAGGCAGGAGGCCACCCCGTAGTACCCATATATATACTAAACCGTATACATTTTTACCCAGATAGGATGGAAACTAGTTTGATGCGGAACTACAAAGTCTCCGGTGGGTTTTATGGGGGAGGGAGTCTACAGGTATATATATGCACCCGGTGGGTTACATAATATTATTATACACCTAAAATGAACTTTTGTCAAGTTATTTCGTATTATATTACAATTTGTTACAAATAATACTTGACAAAACCTGAATTTAGGTGTATAATACTATAATGGGGAAAGAACTAACAACAAAACAACAGAACTTTCTGGACAACTTGATGACTACAGGAGGTGATCTTAAGAAGGCTGCGGAGCTTTCTGGTTATGCTGAGAACGGGCATTGGCAAGTCGCTAAGGCACTCAAACATGAGATCATCGAGATGGCATCTGGTATCTTGGCTCAGTCTGCTCCGAAAGCCGCTATGAAGCTTGTAGACATTATGGACTCTGATGCGCCTATACCACAAGCTAGTGTACGTATGCAAGCAGCACAGACAATCCTAGACCGAACAGGTCTGGGCAAAAAAGACAGTTTGGATGTCAATCATAAAGTAGAAGGTGGGTTGTTTATTCTTCCTGCCAAGGAAGAGATTATCATAAATGGACAGGCAGAGGACGAGTAGTACCATACCCTACGGCTATGAGCTAGATGAGGATGGTAAAACTCTGAAGCCTATTGAGGAGCAACTGAATGCTTTGCGTATAGTTGCAGATCTAGTGAAGGATAATACTCTTTCTTTACGTGATGCGTGTCTTTGGGTAGAACACCAAACAGGGAGGTCTTTGAGCCACACAGGGCTTAGAAAGATTATAGAGAATGGAAGATTGGATCAAGAACCCAGAGAACTATCTGAAGGATGAAGACGGGAACTTTGTACTCAAGAAAGATGGTACTCCCCGTAAGAAAACTGGCAGACCCAAAGGTTCAAAGGGTAGAGGCTATAACTTCCATTCAGAGACAAAGGCCAAGATCAAAGCCAGAAGAGCTATACGCACCAAGCAGAAAAGTGCAGACAGGCTCAAGCAAAGACTAGATGCCAAGAGAGATTCACTTAACGCATCTAAAGAAACGCTAAAGAAGATAGAGAATAAGTCAACCAACAAGGTTGTTACTGAGGATACTCTAGAAAAAGTTTCAAAGGCTCTACGCAAAGAGGCAGAAGATAATGTAATCTTTAAGCCTAACGAAGGGCCACAGACAGATTTCTTAGCAGCACCGGAGCGAGATGTTTTATACGGTGGTGCGGCAGGGGGCGGTAAGTCATATGCAATGCTTATTGATCCTCTGCGTTTTGCTCATCGTGCAGCACACAGGGCATTGATACTACGAAGATCTATGCCGGAGCTACGTGAGCTTATAGACAAGAGTAGGGAACTGTACCCCAAAGCATTTCCGGGGTGCAAGTACAAAGAGGTTGAGAAACTTTGGAACTTCCCCAGTGGGGCCAAAGTAGAGTTCGGCTTCTTAGAGCGGGATGCCGATGTCTATCGGTATCAAGGCCAAGCTTATTCTTGGATTGGCTTTGACGAGATCACTCACTTACCTACAGAGTTTGGATGGAACTATCTCGCTTCCCGCCTAAGAACGACCGACCCGGAGATTACACCTTACATGAGGTGTACAGCAAACCCCGGTGGTGTCGGTGCAACATGGGTCAAGAAACGATACATTGACCCACATCCTCCTAATGAAACTTTTATAGGAGCAGATAATCTAAGTAGGAAGTTTATTCCTGCAAGGCTAGATGATAATCCTTTTCTAGCAGAAGATGGTCGGTATGAGGAGATGCTTAAAGCACTACCGCCGACTCAACGCAAACAACTCTTAGAAGGTAATTGGGATGTCAATGAGGGTGCTGCGTTTACTGAGTTTGACATTGATGTTCATGTTATTACTCCTTTTGAACTCCCAATTTCTTGGGAACGTATAAAAGGGATTGACTACGGTTATGCTTCTGAAAGTGCCTGTGTCTGGGGTGCAGTAGATCCATCAGACGGTACTTTGATTATTTACAGGGAGTTGTACCAAAAGAATTTGACAGGACAGGATTTAGGAGAGCGTATAACTCAAATGGAGTTAAGTGATCCTTATTCTGTTCAAGGCGTTCTGGATACAGCAGCGTGGGCTAGAACAGGAACAACTGGGCCAACAGTAGGTGAGACACTTGTTCGTGCAGGTCACAAACTACGAAGAGCCGATAAGAATAGAATACAAGGGAAAATACAAATCCACGAATACTTGAAGATACAACAAAGCGGTAGGCCACGACTGCAAATATTCAATACTTGCCCTAACCTGATACGTGAACTTCAAAGTATTCCTCTGGATAAATCAAACCCTGAAGATGTAGATACTCATGCTCCAGACCATGCTTATGACGCATTGCGTTATTTGATAATGTCTAGACCAAGAATACAAGATGCTTTCAATAGGATAAGAAACTTACACTTAGAACAAGCCTATACTCCTGCTGATAGTGAATTTGGGTACTAGGAATAAATTATGGCTCAAGAAGAAAATAGTTTAATAGAAAATGCTAATGGCCTGTACTTTGAGTCTGTAGATGATGAGCAGGGCATGAACCTGAATCTTGAGGATGACCTGAACAATAGACTTGCAGGTTTGATCGAGGATAGGTTTGTTGCTGCTGAAATGGCAAGAGATGCCGATGAAAACCGTTGGCTAACTGCTTATCATAATTATCGTGGTTTGTATCCAAAGAATGTAAAGTTTAGAGAATCTGAAAAGTCTAGAGTATTTGTAAAAGTTACAAAGACTAAAGTTCTTGCAGCTTTTGGTCAACTGGTCGATGTAATCTTTGGAGGCAATAAGTTTCCTATTGGTGTTGCTGAAACTAAAGTGCCTGAAGGCATTGCAGAGATTGCACACCTTGATACAGCTAATCCTATTCCGGGTATTGAAACTTCTACTGCAACTTATGAAGAAGTAGATCCCTCTAGCCAGAATCCTTTTGATGTAGGCTATGTAGGTGACGATAAAGAAACTTTGTCCCCCGGTGAAACTCTTACAGTAGCAGAGCCTTTAGATAAACAGGCTGCAAATAATCTGACTACTGGGCCTAGTGCAAATCCGCAAATAGCAGAAATGAAACCTGCACAAAAAGCGGCTAGGCGTATGGAGAAGTTGATTCATGATCAGATAGAAGAATCAAATGGGGCCAGTGAAATACGCAATGCTTTGTTTGAGTCTTCTTTGTTTGGC